AATGGTACTAATTCTCTAGTGTTAATGTCCCGGCAGACTGCAATTGAAGCCCTAAAGTGTCAAATGCATTATTAGGATGAGTGTACGGAAGACGCAAACAACCAGCTGATGAAGTGCTAGCATCAACCAAAATATGAGGGTTTTGCGAACCGCGGACACAACCAAATTCAGTCAAATCCGTGTTCAAAAATCCTTCCAATGATTGATCCGGAGTGACACTCGCCATAACCATACCATAATGAAAAGGTGTACCGTTCACCACAATCTTAACACACATATCACACTTCATATTACGGTAATTATTTAACCTATTAGCATTATGTTTATTTTTCCAAAACAGCTCAAACGGAAACATCTGTTGTCCGACAAAAGCTGTATTAACTGTCCATGGAAAAGTGCCAATCCTAACGGGGCGGGCAAAGAACTTCGATACATTAAACTCAGAATCATCACTAACATAATAACTATCATCCCGAGCAGATATTAATCCAGCCTCATAACCGGCATCATGATCGGTAAAAGAAACTATATTTGCCTGAACATTTGAATCAGCGGGCGCTTCCAATAGGGATTGGGCCTCGTACGTCATAGAAACAAGAGTACGAGCAGCATTACGAGTAATGCAAAAAACAGAACTACCACAATAATCAACGGCGCTAAGACTACCGCGTTGCCTAAGCGGTTGACTTTCTTCAGAAGACTGAACACTATCCAAATCATGGATAGTATCTTCCAGAGCGAAAGAAACTCTTTTTAAAGACGGGGAATCCACCCCTTGTAGAATACTACCATTTGACGTTGCGAAAAGTTTACTACTCTTTTCTAGTTGGTTTAATTGAAATTTTGATTCGAGTAAAATATCTTATTTTAGGCTATACTCATACCCTAAAACGATGAAAGCGACATCTCCATTCCAAAGCACCCCAACACTTGTCACGTGTTAGGGAGTAATCAATTGGAATGGGGTTCAATTTTCCCTAACATCTCCGCGTATGTTACGCCAAGATTTCTAGAGTGGACAGCAAAATCACAATCTTCGGCAACATGAACCATCTGCTGCCGAAATTCCTCGTAATC